GCTCTTGATTAAACCACGCTGCGTTCGGGTCATTGACCTGCGAGACCTTGGCGGTTAGTTGTCGGTCGTAATGATTAAACCCGGTGTAAACCACTTTTGATCGCGCAGGCTATGAGTCAGTTTAGGCAGCAGCCGAAAGGGTTACAGACTTGCGACCAAGTTTGATTTCAAACTCATCGCCTGGCTTGAAACCAAGTTCCTTGACGTAGTTTTCGCCAATTTGCAGTTTGCCGTTGAACTGCACTTTGGTTTTGTAAGTAAGATGCCGACCGCGCTTGGCAGGCTTATTCATCTGCAGTCCCTTGGCTTCCAGCAACGCTTCATAAAACTGGGTGAAGCAGAGCTTGTCACCCTTAACGTAACCGCATTCGCGGACGAGATCAGATTTGTTGAGATCGCTAAGCTCTTTGACTTTGGCGAGTAGTTCTTGACCGACGAGCATGAGTAGGCTCAAAGCTGAACGCTGCCTAGTATATCCTAATCCCGGTGCCTTTGCCAGGCTGTTGGTACATGGGGTTGAACGCACCAAGGATCAAGTAGCCTAAACCGTCAGTCCAGTGTTCGATGCCTGCTGTTTTATCAATGACATAATCGTCTGCGCCTTGCTTATAAGTTACATTATTAAGTGCCTTAATCGTATGTTTGCAGCGTGGATGAATGAATAGCTTTATCTGCCCACCGGCAGTGCGAATCATCCAGTTTGTAGCGTTGATTTTATCTTTTACAGCCCATGGCGCTTTAGGGCTGATGCAACTAAAACCATATCGACGAATAATGTCATGGTCAGTTCTACCTGCGGAACTGGTTTTCCTAGCGGAACCTGTCGGGTCTGGGTAAGCGATTATGCGACGATCAGGGAATCTTTCTTTAAGGAATGTGCAGACTTCATCAGTGTTCGACTGTTTTATAGCAAGTTCATCCCAGATATGCAAAGTATCGCCTACACGACTCCCCAGAATACCAGCCATAACACTAACGTTAAAGTCAGTGCCCCAATAGATTTCTCCTCCCATGTCCTTAATTTCATCGGAAATATTATCTTCACAAAAGTCAGGGTAAACACGGCCAGATAGTGTCTCAAAGCTGGCGAGATATTCTTGACGAAAAGTACGCTCATCAAGTGTTCTTTTAGCGGCTTGTATTTCCTGCTCTGGAACATTGCCGCCTTCAATCGTTGTATAAGAGAAGGTACACCAGTCGGTTTCAAGATTTGCCTGTTCCCATAAATCATGAAACCAGTTAAGCCCTGCAGGTGTCGTAATAAACCACGCTGGACCACCTTGATCAGAGAGCGCCGGACGTAAAACCATCTCCCATGCTTCCTGTCGCACATAAGCGGCTTCATCAACAACTAAAGCACTGAGAGAAACACCACGAAGCGAATCTGGATTATCAGATCCTTTCAAGGCAAGAATACTGCCATTTTTTAGTTCAACTGTTAATTCGGCTTCATTCTTGGACAAAAAGACTTCAGGTGGAATCATTGCACGCAGTTGTCGCCATGCAATTTGCTTTGCCATGCGGTAATTAGCCGTGACATACCAGCAAAGACTGCCTGGTTTTTCGATTGCCCAATTAATTAATCGAGCAATGCAAAGATAAGTTTTGCCAAAACGTCGGCCTGAGCAGAGGAGTTTGAATCGCTCAGGAGCATCATAAACAACTTTTTGCGGTTCAGTTAGTGATTTGTACAATCGCTCTGGAAAATCACGAAAATCATAATCAGGGTCTTTAACCGGCAAAGGAGGCTCCAAAATGCAACCTTGTGCTCGACCTTGAAGAATGCTCATCAGAGATTGGCGAGTTTTGCTAAAGCATTAATAGCGCCTAACGCTACTGCCAAATTGCCTGTACGCCGAGCTTCCATCTGAACAGAACTCGCTTGCTGCATCAGTTCAGCGGCAAACTGAGCACGATCCACTTCAAAATCTTTACGCACTAAAGCGCGAACTTCAGGTATGTATTTCCTGGCAGTTGCCTCGCTAACCCCCCAAGTATTAACCGCAAAACGAATGCAGTCATGAGTGGTCCCCCCGTTTCTGATTAGCTGAAACAGGCGATTGTAGCGATAGGCTTTTTCAGCGGCAGAAGCTCTAGCCGCATTTTCTTTACCGTCTTTCCGCTTAGGCATTACTTGATACCAAGTGCAGCAGCAGCGTCGGGGTTGCTAGGTCCACAGTAGCGAAAAGAAGCGGTAATGCGATCAGTTCCGAGTGCTTTTCGCCATTGCGTCATAGCTTCAGAGTTGGCCCGTACATGACGACGTTTTCGTTGATCGCAGTTGTTGGAAGGTTTGCGTGTCATATTCCAGAGTGGAGATTTGGCACGGTAGGCGACCATAGCTGGGTTAGCAGTTACGGAAAGGTAGTAGCGTCCACGGGTGCCATGGAAACAGGAAGCGATGAAGTTTGACATAGCATTACCGATGCCAACACCTTGAAAATCGGGTAAGCATACAGTGCGATGTTCTTTCCAGCGAGTGCCTTGAGGGCATGGCATCGTGAGAACAGCTGTAAATGCTACGGGTCTACCGTTATAGAAAGCGCAGAAGGCTTTAGCGCCAGGATGAATGGAGCGATTTAGATAGTGAAACTTGCTGAATATAGGCCAATATTTTTTGGCAGATACGGGTTGAACAGTGAGAGTGATTTTAGGTCGTTGAAGACAGTCCCGCGCAAAGCGGGAGGTAGAGGGATCAAATACCCAGTCAGGTTGTAACCAGTCAAGTATGTCGTAGTGACAGGCGACTGCAACGAATTTTTGGTTTCGTTTGCGGACTGCTTTTGCAATGGCAGCGGAGCCTACTTGAGCAACAGTACGATCAACGACTGAAGTAAATTCGTCAACGACTAGGAGATCAGGTGCTTCGGCAAGACCTCTAGCAATGTTGACGCGAAATTGTTCGCCATTGCTGAGGACATGATATGGACGCAACCAGTTTGGCGGTGAGCTGAAACCGACTGAGGATAGGAGAGATGTGATCTCTTTGATCGACATTTTGGACGGGAAGGAATCGACGATGGATTTTGTCGAACTCCAGTCGAAGTGCGGATCAAAGGAATCTGGGAAAAGTTGTTTGGCGATGCTAGTTTTACCAGAACCCGATGGTCCCACAATTACACCGACATTCCAATCAAAAGTTTCGATAGGAATTTCCAGATCGTAACTAACGACTGACTTGATATTGGGGGTTATATCAAAGAGTCCTTCTAGTTGGGCGACTCTAGCAGTGCGCTCAATTTCGGAGGAGTTTACGAATTTAATGCTCGGCATTCGTAGTTTTCCTGGATGAGACGATTTAGCAGGGAAGTTTGCTCCTGTTCGGAGGTGCAGTTTACGATGATTTGAAATACATCGGTAATTTTGTCAGTTTGATCCTCGGTAGGGTCATCAGGATCAAACTCGTCTTCTTTGCCTAGGAGAGCAATTATATCATCGTCTGAGAACCATGGTTGAATGTCATGCTCTGCTGAGAGTTGAGCGAGCATCTGAGCGTCCCATTCGGAGAGATCAGCAGTGCGGTTGTCAGCCAGAGCTAGACCGACTTTTTCTTCCTCAGAAAGGCCAGAGCGACGAACGGCAATAATTTCATCGCCATCGGTTTCGATAATTCGGACTTTGTTGATGCCACTACGGGTAGCTGCATCTACGGTGCCATTACCAGCCAAGATCCTGTTCGTCTCATCAATGACGATGGATCGTGCTGCACCATAGCGAGTTAGCGACTCCTGGATGAGATGCTTGGATTGTGCAGTGCGCTTCCTGGCATTTTTAGGATCTTGCTTTAAGGCAGAAAGCGGTTTTATGGACTCAAGTGAGTCGGCCATGAGCTATGAAGTATGGCTGTCATGCGGAAGTTTACTTTTTCCGCTGGAATTGTGCAATGGACTGGAGTACCTTGTGACAGCTTTTTAGCAAAAAAGAGAAGATCGAGCTTGGGGAGCTAGTGGTAGCAAGGGTTCTGAAGGTCCATCATGGACAGTTGAGATGAGTGAATGAGAGGTTGAGCGGATGGCAGCCGCAAAAAAAGGGTGTCAAGCGACACCCTGGGAGTATGGTTGATCCTACTTGGCTGTGATTTTGATGCGGCGTAGGAGGTCATTGGTGAGGTCATAGCCGAGAGGACTGGCAGGGTCAATGCCGTTTTCTTTGATAATGTCGAGAGCAAATTCGGTAAATTGACCCATCAGTTCATCGAAACAGTAAGTGGCAATAGATTCGGCTAAGTCTTGAGCCATTAACGATTCTTGCTCAGATGAAAGTTCGGGGTAGTCAATGGGTTGGAGTGGAAGCATGATGAAACTCTGGAAGGATGAATGATTGTGATGGTTTAACGAGCCAAGGCATCTTCACAAAGTTCGATGCAATGCTCAAGGGTTTGTTCGGTTATTGATTGGACAAGTGCATGGAAGTGCGAGTCATCACCCGGATTTCCAAGATCAAACGGCATGTCATCAATGTGGATCCACTCAGAGTCAACATGAAACTTCGCCAGTTTGACAAGAGTTGAACGGATCTCAGTTTTCAGTCTGGATTGGAACTCAATGTTGGTCATGGTGTCGGGTTAGTGGGGTGTGGTAGTGATCCACACAGTCAATATGACACAGAAGTTATATCGCTGTAGTCCACACGGATACTGCGATGATTAAGAATTTTTCCATAGCTTGTGGTGGATGAAATGGGTCTGTGGTTGCAGCTGTCACCAGCTGGATCAGGTAGTGTCCATGGTGATACATTGGGAAGCAAGGCCACCACAGGGTTTCCAGAGGCGATGATTGAATTTTTTGCTAAAAGGTGTCACAAGGTAGGTTAGATCATTCAGCATTTTGAGGCAAAAAAAGCAAAGATCGGATGTAAGCATAAAAAAAGGGTGCCTATCGGCACCCTGGAGGATTGTCTGAATTGATGGATCAGACAGTGCAGAAATCAAGCGCCTGCTCCTTGGCTTTTTCAATGATTTGGCGGACGTAGTAGCCATTGACAGTGGCGATGTTTCTGCTGGCAGGTGCGTCTCTCAGGCTGGTTTCCACTTCAGTGATGGCGTTGTAGGCACCCCAGACAGTCTCGGAAACACCAGGAATAGTGGCACCATAACCTCCAGCCCAGGCATTGCGAAGTTTGTTCCACTTGACCTTGGAATCTTCAATGGTGCCTGGACGCAGGGTGCCATCATCCAGCTTGACACTCGGCATGTTGTAAAGACTTGTGAGCCATGTGCGGTAGCTATCAAAGTCCATGGGAGTTTCGGCCATCCGCTTGTAATCCTCGACTTCTTTGACAAAGGTCTGTCGGGCTACATCAATGGAGCGAAGGGTGGAGTCAATCTGGGAGACACCGAGTTTGGTGTGGGAGATTTTGAATTGCTTGCCGTGTCTGTTGGCATCCTCCATTGCCCAACCGAGAGTGTTTTGGCAAACAATGCGGATGTTACTGAACATTCCACCAAAGGAGGTCGTGCCATCATGTGACAGATAGCCATTGAGGCGACGATGGATGGTGTCACCCTCTACGACATCAGCATCAGTGCCAAGAATCCGAGCAGAGAAGGCAATTTTGGCTCCACCTTTAAGGACTACGACTGTTTCCATTTCTACGTCATCCCTAAGCATTTCGGCAAACTGACAGAGTTGCTCGTTCTGAATGACTTCATAACCGAGGCTGACAGTGCCCAGTTTTTCGCCAGTGTCAGTGCGGAAGGTCGCACAACGTTGGTCATCCTCTGCCATCTCGCCAGTGACAGGATTCTTGAAGTAAAGCGGAGCTTTGTCTACTGTGAAAAGCGCGTTAGCCCTAGTGAAGGCTTTACGGGCTGGGAGAGTGCCATCTACGACTTCACCAAGGCCATGCCAGGCGGCTTCACCTTGCATCATGATGCCGGATGTGAAATTGTGAGCCATGAGATTGTGTCGGGTAATTGGATAGGGTGAATGGGAGTGATTCATTCACCCTCTTAATATATCAAGCGGGTGGGCAAGTGTCAAGCGTTCGACTATATTTTTCCATGAGCGATTTTTATGGTGTTTTTTCTCCTGTTTGTGCGGTCATTAATTCTAAGTCTGTTTGAATTTGCCGCAGTGTCATGGCATTCCACCGTGCAGAAATCGGATAACCATTGACCTGATGGAGTTCATCAACCCAATAATCAGCCATATGGTCGGCACCTATGGCGTCTAAATCCTTAATAGCTTTGCGAATGCCAGCAGCAATGTGCGGATTAATTTCCATCAGTATTCCTCAGGAAACAGGACAGTTGTGTAGCAGTAGGCTCGACCCATGTGTTGCTGGCCATAGCCAGAAGTAATGACCCAGATCCTAGTGTTGTCGAATGTTTTGTAGGCTCCAATTAAAGTGCCGCCTGATTTTTCACGGCAGGCGATGATATTGGACTCCCAATCGTCGGCATCAATGCTGCCCCAGTCACCGTCTAGGAATAGGGCTACACGTTTGCCGACATCATGAAAGAACTGATCGTC